AGTGAAGTTATTGGGAACGATAAAGGATGTATTAGACTATTCAAGCCAATTTAGAAGTTTATTCGGTTATTGGGGTATGAACTCTGCCAAGAAGTGGTCAAGGGCTGAGGTAGAGTTAAAAGACGGATCTATGATTATCTGCAAGGGTACTGGTCAGCAGTTGCGTGGGATAAAGGTGGGGAACCAACGTCCCACGTTGCTGTTAGTGGATGATCCAGAGGATGAGATGAATACTAAGACAGCTGAAGCTATGGAGGGAAACCTGAGGTGGCTCCTTCAATCTGCCGTCCCATCGTTAGACCCTGTTAAGGGTCGTATTGCTGTCATCGGTACTCCTCAACACCAAAGATGTTTAGTAGAGGTGTTGAAGGGTATGGAAGGTTGGAAGAATATGCACTTTGCTCCTGATATGGAAAAGGGGATAGCATTGTGGGAGGAATGGCAGCCAATAAAGAAATTAAGACAAAAGGAGAAGGAACTTGAGTCTATTAACCGTAAATCGGTGTTCTATAGGGAATACTTATGTCAGATTGTTGGGGATGAGGATCAACTCTTCAAAGAAGAGGATATTCGGTATTATGAGGGCTATTTAAGGCTGAACGACGATAAAGAAGGAATACTGCACTTGAAGAACCTGAATGGCGTGGAGGTGGATGAAGAACGGTCTGTGAATGTGTTCACAGGTGTTGATCCTGCGTCCTCGACAAAGCAAACGGCTGACTATTCGGTAATCATGAGTTTAGCTGTGGACTCGGAGAATAATAGGTTTGTGCTGCCATATTACAGAGAGCATGCGAAACCTTTGACATTAGCAGATGCTATTATTACAAATTTTAAAAAATACAGACCTATGAAAACAAGAATCGAGGTTGTAGGGTATCAGGAGATGTTAAGGGAGTATGTGAGAGCAGAATGTGAAAAACAGGGATTATTTGTCCCAGGATTAGAGATAAGAGAGAATCCAAGAAATGCTAAATCATTCAGGCTGGAGTCTCTACAGCCGTACTTCGCACAGAAGAAAATATACATACAGAAAAACATGAAAGCATTGATCGATGAGTTGTTGCTATATCCAAGGGGTAAGCACGACGATCTATTAGACGGGCTATTCTATGCTAACAAAGGGAGCTATAGACCATACGGTAGTAATAAGGTAAATAAGTTAAAGACATTTATTTCTCGACATACAGATTGGCAAATAGCATAAATAGATTGACATAATATACGGAACTTAATATATTACTTTAAGTATCAAGCCATAAAATAAACAATAGCGGGGGATATGGCAAATAAAATTTTTAATGTTTTAAGCGGAAAACAGGAATCCGTTGAGGGGGTGCCTCCCTCAGAAACCCCTGAAGATGTACGCCTTTCCGAAGAACTTTTAGAGATATATGATTCTGAGAGATCTCAGTGGGCAATCCAAGCAAAAGAAGATTCTGAGTTTAGAAATAACCAACAATGGAAAACATCGCATAAAAAAGAATTAGATAAACGATCCCAGAGTCCCATTGTGGACAATGTTGTTTATCCAGCAGTAGAGCAGGCTATCGCTCTTTTAACTGCAAACAAACCAAGATTCCAGTCTACAGGAAGAGAAGATTCCGATACTCGTACAGGACGTTTATTTAGCGACTTAATGAGTTATATCTGGGATGTTTCTTCTGGTAACGTGGAACTAAAACAAGTTATTGATGATTACTATGTTCGGGGGATGGGGGTCATGCAGGCTTACAGTGACCCACATGCTGATTTCGGCAAGGGAGAGGTCTTTGTAAAAGCTATAAATCCGCTTGATGTTTATATTGACCCCAACTCCCGTGATACATTCGCCAGAGATGCAGCTCATATTATAGTTGCTAATCTGGTGACAGGTGAGCAGTTGGTAACATCCATACCCAGAGTGAGTGAATTATTGGGTTCTATGAAACGTTCTGATTCTCATCGCTATCCTGATACAGATCGAAGTGCGGGATTAGATCAGAAGATTGATCAAGGCAATATAGATGAATATCATGAGCATTATGAGCTAATTGATCGGTATTCTAAAATAAAATTGCCCTATTACCATATTATGGATACGGCATCCAATATGGAGCATATTTTCGACGAGACAGAGTTTAGTGAGTATCTGCAAGGGCCAGCGGCTATTTTAGAAAACCAATCCGAAGGTCGGGTTGTGGTTACTCAAGATCAAGCTATCACTGAGATAATACAACTCTATCAGGCTACAGGTGGTGTATATCACCAGATGATGGATCCTCAAACAGGACAGGCATCTATGATGCCAGGGCCAGAGCATGAGGGGGCTATCCCAGGCAGTACAACAATAATACAATTAGTAACAAAAGCAGATTTGCTTAAGTCTGAGGATATTATACCAAATAAAATTTTAGTAGATAGGATTAAACGAGTTCTATCTGCTGGGGGTATTCTAATCCAGTCGGAAGTATTGGATATAGATGAATATCCTTTAGTCACTTTTATGAATCGGCACAACCGCAATCCATTCCCAATGAGTGATGTTCGGTTTGTTAAGCCAATCCAAGAGTATATCAATAAGCTCACCAGCTTAATAATTGCCCATGCTTCGAGTTCTACGAATACAAAACTTCTTATTCCGAGAGGTTCTATGGATCGTAAGGTTCTTGAGGAAGAGTGGGGAAGAGCGGGGACAGGAGTAATTGAGTTTGACCCTGAATTGGGTCAACCTGTTGTAGCGGGGCCGATCCCATTGCCTAACGAACTATACAAGAACAGAGATGATGCGAAACAATCTATCTATCAAATACTGGGCATTCATCCATTACAGTCTGGTGATCCTACTGCTGCCCCTCAGACTTATAAGGGAACTGTTGCGATTGATGAATACGCCCAGAGAAGAATTAAATCAAAGTTGGATGACATCGATGAGGCACTTAACCAGATGGCTAAGGTTGTGGTCCAGCTTATACAGAAAACTTTTTCAGAGGGTAAAATAGTCAGAATTATGCAACCCAATAATAAGCCGAGAGAATTGGCTATTAATGTACCGCTTTACGATGATGTAACTGGTGAATTTATCGGCAGGCTTCACGACGTGACGGTAGGGAAGTATGATTTAGTGGTTGTCTCTGGATCAACATTACCATCGAATAGATGGGCAAGATTTGAATATTATATGCAACTTTATGAAAAAGGCATTATCGACCAAGTTGAGATATTAAAACAAACTGAAGTCGCTGATGCAGAGGGTGTCTTGAATCGAGCAAACCAGATGGTTCAAATGCAAGGTCGCATTGCTGAACTTGAGGAACAACTCAGTGAAACGAAGGGTGACTTACAAACAGCTCAAAGGGAATCAACACATGACCGTAAACGTCTTGAGGTTGAGAAATTTAAGGGCAAGTTGAGTGATACCTCTTCAAGAGCTGAAGCTGCGAAGCAGTTGTTTGACGCAAGACTTGGAGATGAAATGACGAAGATTCGTCAGAACGTAAATGAGACCATTGCTGTACCTAAAGGGTAACAAATGGTGAAAGGAACATCATGAGTGAAGTAAATGAGAGTAATGCTGAAGTCCAGGCTGATGCTGGTGTAGAGTATTTCGATTTGGGTGGAGATGCAAGTGCTGAGACAACAATTACTCAAGAACCGACGGTAGAATCAAAAACGATAGAGCCAACAGAATCTGTGCAGGAAGTGGTGGCAACACCGCAAACTGCCGAGGATTTAGGCTTATCGCCTTTTGATGGTGATCCGTCGCCACAGGTTGCAAGACCTGAATCAAAACCAGCTAAAGAAGATGAGAGTCGGTATGAATACTGGCAGAGTAAGCACGATAGTGTGGTAGGTGAGAAAGATTCTATGCAGAAGCAACTGGATGAATTGCAAACGGTAGCCCCGATTGCACGCTATATTATGGAAAATCCAGAAGCAATTCTTAATAAAGTCGAGGAATCACTTTCCAGTGGTGACCCACAGGTCGCTGCCCCCCAAGGCAGACCAGAAGTGGAATCATTGAAGAAGCCCGAACGTCCTACAAAGCCCAGTAATTATGACTCTATCGAAGCCTATAGTGATCCTGAAAGTGCATCTTTCAAGTTCAGAGAGGCTAAGGAAGACTTTAATGATTCTATGCTTGAATATTATGAAGAGCAGGAAACAGGAAGACAAAAAGTAGCTGCAAGGCAACAGCAAGAAGCATCGGCTCAGGCTCAGCTTCGGACTTACCAAGATCAGCTCGTTAGTCAATATGGATATACGCCTGAAAAGGCGGGCCAATTCCTAAATTATTATATGTCTGCTGATAGCCTATCGCTTGACAACTTAGTCAAATTGGACAAGATACGTAATGCACCTTCAAGAGAACAAATAGAGGCCAAACAGAAGGCTGAGAGTATGAAAGCGAATCAAAGGAGATTAGAGGTTCCACCACCTGCTGGCGTAGTAACCAGTCAAGGTGCAACCAGTCTCTCCGATGAGGATATGTTCAATCTCGGTCTTATGAGAAATAAAAGATAATCGTTTTAACTATGGGGGAATAAACGATGGGTGCAAAAATACTAGGATCGTCGGGGGTACTATATACTGATCGACGGGACTTTTATGTTAGACCAAATGTGGTCAAAGAGTTGTGGACGGACATATCTCCGTTTACAACAGTGGTAGCGAATCAGGGTAAGATTAATCCTGCGGATCCTCAGTTCAAAATGTTTGAACATAGGAATCCCTGGGTAAAGCAACGTGTTGTAGTGAATGATGGTACGCCTACTGCTATTGCTAATAATGATACTGGTACAGCTGTAACGGTTGATGGGATAGTAGGATTAGCTTCTACTCCAGATAGTTCTTATGTCGGATTGATATTTGAGATTTGGAACTCTGCTGAGACAACCCGAAGGGGTGCTGCTATCTGTACTGCTGTAAGTAGCAATGATCTTACGATGAAACCAATGACAGCCGCTGCTTTGGCAATTGCTGATAACGATGTAATGATTGTTATCGGTAATGCTAAGGGCGAAGGTACAGAAGCACGTGAAGCTTGGGCTGATGAGTTACAGGTTGTCTGGAATGAAACCCAGATTTTCACAACTCCAGTTGAAGTAACAGGTACACTGTATGCTGCTGCTCTTCGTGGTGAAGAATCAGAACTTTCTCGACTTAGAGATCAGAAAAGTTCAGAGCATAAGTTCCAGAAAGAACAAGCGTTCTTAAATGGACAATCTCTTGCTCTAACAAATCTGGATCAAAGTGGGGAATCATTTGCTGATTCTGCAAGGACAGATGCTAATGGTAAGAAAATCCGTTCAACTTACGGAATCATTTCTGCCTTAGAAGACTATGGATCAACTACTGGTGACGATCAGAATGTATTTTCGATTACCGCTTCTTCTGCTACATACAATGAGTTTGTAGATCAGATGGAGAAGGTTTTCCAATATATTCCTGAATCAGGGATGAAACGTGCGTTCTGTGGACAGGGAGCTTTGTCATACTGGAGTAAACTTGGTGGCTCTAATAGTTTAGCTGCTAACTCAAGTTTTACAGTCAATTTAAGTGATATGAAACGTGATACGTTAGGTTTCAATTACAAATTGCTTGAAACACCTCACGGTGTGCTACAGTTGATTCCAACTCCTGCATTACGTGGACCAAGGAACAAGTATATGCTGATTGTTAGTGAAGAGAATCTCTTCCATGCTCAGTATAGACAACCAAAGTTCCAGGCTAATATCAAAACAGACAATGCCTACGATGGCGTGAAAGACCAATACTTCTCTGACGAGGGGTTAGGTATTACACTGCTTGAGAGTCACAAACTGTTTAAGATTACCTAAAGAAGGGAATTAGGGCGGGGCTAAAACCCCGCCCATCCTAATATGAGTACATATCAAATAGAAATAGAAGATTTAATAGGTAGTGTGGGAGATACTGCCTTTATTACAGACGCACTGACGAATGGAGCAAGGGAATTGATGAATCTGCTCCCAGAAGATGAATTGGAACTATTCAGTCAGACATTGACTGATACTGGAAGCGGTATTGCAACATCTACTTTAAAAGTAATTAGTGCGAATAAGAGTGGGTATGAAGCCAAAAAAGTCCCCTCAAGTATGTCAGGTCGTTATGAGGATTCTGGCTCAATTTATTTTGCGACTACAAAAAGCCCCGTATTTTACATGAAAAACGGGAAGACTTACGTTGTACCATCGGGTGGAGCCGTACAGGTTGTAAAGTATCCAACTATAGATTACGATGATCTCCCTGGTGCTTATACATCTACTGACGCTGTTCCAGAGGACATAGAACCATTGTTGGTATTGTACGCTGCCGTTAAGGGTAGGATCAGGCAGTTATCAGATAAACGGGCATCCATACCAAGCTCAATCACTCTACCAGTGGAGCCTGCGGCTCCTACAATAGATACCAGTGTAGGTACATCTTTATCTGGTATTTCATATTCAGCACCAGCGTCACCAACTTTCCCAGCAGATATATCAATACCATCTTTGGATGCTGATTCTGGGCTAGATGTCCCAAGTTATTCAAAACCGATTATGACTTTATCATCTATAGTGGAGCCAGATAATTTGACTATAAATGCTACGGCACCGACGACAGTCCCCGCTGCACCAACATTTATATATGCAGATGCGTCTGCCTCTGAAGTCGGGACTGAAACAGTAGGCGGTCTTGGGACTGCCCCAACATTTGTTTCTCCCGTACTTAGTACTGATTTTGGAAGTGTAGATACAGAGATTAATGACGATGATGTTGAGATGGCTGAGATCAAACTTAATAAGATCCAAGCTCAAGTTGGAGAATATGGGTCTAAGATACAAGACGCACAAATAAGATTTAATAAAGAATCAACTATCTATCAATCTACCGTTCAAAGTGCTGTAGAAGACGCAAGAATGGCTTCTCAGAGAGTTGTAACTGATGCGCAGTTAATAACTGATGTATCTAAGCAAAATAAACTACAGGGGATGGCACGTCAGATACAGGAGTACGAAGCTTCATTGAATCGTTTTAATGCTGATGTGAAAAGGTATCAGACTGAAGTCAATACAGAGGTTCAGACTTATACTATCAATGAGATACAAAAACAAATGGCTCTTTGGCAGGCTAAGACAGCGAATGAACTGAAGGAATATTCTCAAGATGTACAGAATAATCTGAATGACTTTAATGCCGATTATCAGACATACCGTGAACGAATCCAAATGTCCATAAATGAATTTAGTACGAAGCATGGAATGGATGTTCAGAATTATAAAACACAAGTTGATAAGGAACTGAACAGATACCAGGCCGAGATACAAAATGCAGTAAATAATTATCAGGATGATGTGACTAAACATTCTTCTGAGCTTGCTGAAATGGCAAGAAAAAACCAAGACTCTATAGGAAAATATCAAGCTGATATTCAAGACTATTCAACGAAAGCTCAGGCTAGGATTTCAGATTATTCGTCTAAAGTTCAGAGATACGCTGGAGAGCATGGACAGATGATTGTCGAGTTACAAGCTTTGCAAGCAGAATACAGGAACGGTCTCCAGAGTCTAATGTCTAGATACAAAGGAGAAGAAGATGGCAGGTAAATTAAGATATTCAGTAAGTGTTACCCCAATAGAGACTGTTTCTGAGTCGTATGGATACACTGGAGAGGTGGTAGATGTACTTACAGATGCAGGCACCAGAAATACTGATGTAATAATGACGGAGGTGCAGGCTACGTTGGGGGCTTCGAGTGCTGATATGACTCTTACCGTTATGGATTTAACAAATAGTACACACGGATTCGCAAGTGGGACTGCTTATATAAAATCTGCTCCCGCAAGTGCAACAGCAGTTGTAATGCCAACATTGGCAGCATGTGATTGCTTATATATCGAGAATACTGGTTATGAGCAGGCTGCTGATGGAGCAAAAGAGACAACAACGGTAAATACAGCTGACTATCTAGTGGTGGCGACTGCTGCTACAGGTGGTGTTATTGTGGCATCTTTGAAAGCTAACGAGGGTGTTGTATTACCATTAAGAGGAACTGGTGGAGCTAGTCAATTCTTTATTCGATCAGCAATAGCTGATGGTACAACCGCTGGTGGGAATACATTGGGTGCGAAATTCTTATCGGTAACTTGATCGGAGGCTGGGATGACACAACAAGAAATGATCGAGACTATTCAAGAATCCTTTTCGGATGCGGGTGAAACCAAGATTCGGTTGATGCTAAATAGGGCTATGGATGAGTTTATCGGTGATACAATGATGCTTAGTGGATATGGTACTGTGGATATAACAGCAGATCAAAGGTATTACAACTTTTCTGATCTAAGTAGTATAACTACAAGCAATGATGTCCTTGGGGTGTATCAAGTAGATTATGACAATGCACCCATAGATCGTTTTATAGGGCAAGTGAAGGATAGTGATGAAAATGAGGGATAATTATGGCAAGTAAAGTTTGGTGGGTCAAGGATGATAAGATAGGGTTTGGGAGTCTTTCTGCTGACACAGGTAAGATTACCAATCTGTCTGCCACTACGGGTGACAAGATAAAAGTTCACTATTATAAAAAGCCTACAAGCTTTACAGCTACCCTTTCAGAGACTCCCAATTTCCCAGACCAATTTCACGAAGCTGCTGTCTGTAGGGTAATGCAGCGACTATCTGCTCAAAAACAAGATTTTAAAATGGCTTCTTACTGGAAGAATGAATATAGAGAGTTCTTGCGAAAAGGGAAGCAGTATAAACACCAGAATCGAATAAACGGATTCCAGGGAGTTATGCAACATGACTATTAATAGAGAGAAAGGGAACTAAATAATGGAACAATATATAGCAGGACATTGGCAGTATTTTATGGCTGCCTTTTATGTTATAGAAAAGATCGTAAAACTGACCCCTACTAAGTATGATGACATACTGGTGGATGTAGTTTGGAGTGGGGTAAAAAAACTGGTAAAGAAGTGAAGCGTACGCTGAATTTCAAACCCAATGAGTTCTTTTGTCCATGTTGTAAAGTAGAGAAAATGTTCGATGGATTTATCGAGCGGCTACAATTAGCACGGGAAATAGCAAAGGTGCCATTTAAAATTACGAGTGGGTATCGGTGTGAAAGGTATCAGGTCAATCTCAAAGATAGGGGATATAAAGTTGCTAAAGGAACTTCTCCACATGAAAAGGGGATTGCGGCTGATATATATATATCTAATGATCAAAATAGGTTTAAAATTATTGAAGCTCTTAAAGTAGCTGGTATCGAAAGAATGGGGTATGCTTCAAACTTCGTTCATGCTGATATGGATCCCGACAGGAATCCCAAGCGATATTGGCATTATAAAAGCTAATTGACATGGAAGTAATTAAACGTGCTGTAGTCATACCTGACCAGCACTTCCCTCTGCATTCGCAAGAAGCGGTGAATGTGGTATTGAAGGCAATAAAGATGGTAAAGCCAGATTTATTCATCAATTTAGGAGATGTCGGAGAGTTTTCTACGGTATCGAGCTGGAAGTATAAGAAGGTGAAGCGTCCTCCGCTTGAATATCAGATACCACTTATAGATGCGGAAATAAAGGCCATCAATGAGGGGATAGACCAATTTGATGCAGTTCTGGATAAAGTGGGGTGTAAGGAGCGATATATCTGTGCTGGAAACCATGATGAGTGGTTAGACGCATTTGTAGATATGTATCCATATATGGGAGATTACACCTTTAAAAAGGCGTGTAAGTGGGTTGAGAGAGGTTATAAGTATAGAGAATATAACCAACCGTTAAAGATAGGGAAATTGACATTTATACATGGTGCTTATACTACTATGTATCATGCCAAAAAACACCTTGAAGCATACGGTGAGAATATTATTTACGGGCATGTTCACGATGTCCAGAGACATACTCTTACTAAACTCGGTGGTACAATAGGTGCTTGGAGCTTAGGGTGTTTGAAGAATATGTCTGCTGGGAAGAATAAGTGGCTAAGGGGTAGACTCCACAATTGGGTACATGCCTTTGCTATAGTGGATTGGTTTAATGATGGGAACTTCCGTGTCGATGTTGTAGAGATACATAAGGGTAAAACGACTGTTTGGGGTAAGAAGATAAACGGTAATGGGAAAAAGAAGAAATAAATGCCAAAACAATTCATAACATTAAACGATTTTAGTGGTGGAATAAATTCCATAAAAGACCCAAGAGACATCGCTTCTAATGAGATGCAATCATGCAAGAATATGATAGGTGATAAGCAGGGGATGCTTCGTACTGTTGGTGGCAACTCCGCTCATGCTCTCTCTGCTTCTCTAACTTCGATGTCATTGCAGGCTGGATATGGATTGTTTAGTTTTGCCGCTGATCATGTGGAAGGCAGCTCTGCTGCCGATACTGGAGAGAACTATATTGCTCTTAGTGATAGCCAAATACCACTAAAAGTTATAGATGAAACGAATGGGACTTGGGCAACCTATGATAGTTTTACTAATGGTGCCAAATCAGTATTCTACTTTACCGATGAAGTTTTAAGAACATGCGATTCTAATTTTAATAGTTCTAATAAAACTAAATGGTATGGATACATAAAAAGGACTCATTTCACTGGATCTTCAGTTACACCAGATGATTCCTCTGCTGCAAGGAATGATATAGATGAGTGGTACTCTACTGAGTCTTCGATAACAAAGCCAGGGACATACCCACAAGTTACTAGTTCTTATCCATCAAGTTCAGACACTATGAATATTGAAATTTCTGTTGGTGGGGCTGACACTGGGAGTTGGGAAGAAGGCACTTGGCAGATAGCTATGAGCTTTATATATGATGGCAATCAGGAATCATTATTAGCATTCCCATCAGGTTCAGTTGGATCATCTTATAAATTTACAACTTCTGCAAATGATAAATTGACATTCAAGATACTGGCTTATAATGATAAAACCAGTTCTCCCTTTAATAGTCGTATTACTGGTGCAAGGTTTTACTGTAGGAAGAATGATACAGATGAATCATGGATATTACTCTCGGATGTTGATTTGTCAGACGGTGCCAGAGGCACTCTGGATGGAGATTATTCATCGTGGGCTAAGAATAGTTCATCTTCAACGCAAGCATATTCTGGTACTTTTGTATCTGAGATTCCTAATATAGATACTTATGAAACTCTGAATGGATATACAGCCGAAGAAGTGAGTTTAGATCTTGCTTCTTCTGGTGAAGGTTTTAAAACGGCTGTAGTTGCTAATAGGCGTGTATTTGTGGCTAATGTAAAGTTTAAGCCAGAAGGGGGTTCTACCCCCGTACAAATGCGTGATCGTCTCATGTATACTCCTGTAGGAAAATTTGATACATTCCCAAGAAGTTACTATGTAGATGTAGTAAAGGGTGATGCCGAAGAATATGTGAAGTTGGAAGAATTCGGTGATAGATTATTGGCTTTCAAGCAAAGAACGCTCTATATAATCAATATATCAAACCCCTCTCCAGTAAATTGGTACTTAGAGGGTACATATAAATTCAAAGGGGTTCCTAATCAAGCCTGCGTAACTAAAACAGACTTTGGAGTGGTGTGGGCTAATAGTGAGGGAGCTTATATATTTGATGGTAGTAATATCCGCAATCTTACTCAGAACAAGATAGAAGATGCCATTTGGCAATCTTTCGCAGATCAATCAGACATGATGGTTGGATATGACCCTAAAAAGGATCAGATCATTGTTGTTGAGTCGGCTACAGTGGTTAGTTCCACTGATACAATTTACGTATATGATCTGCGTACACAATCTTGGACAATCATGGATACACCTGCGGGGTCTAACGAAACGTGGACCAACTTTGTAATAGATTATAATAATGATCTTGTATATGCGTCTGGATCTGCAGCTACTTTGAAAAAATGGACAATGGATACGGAAGATAATAAGGCTCAGAATAAGATATATTTTCAGACTAAAGATATAGATTTTAATGACCCTGGCAGATTGAAAAAGATTTATTCAGTTGTTATCACATATAAAGCAAGTCAAGATCATGTAAGTCCATTATCTTACGATAATGATGGTGGAAAAACTTTTGGAAGTAACTTTGTCGGTGATTTTACAGGGACTGGTTCAGGTTGGAAAAAGAAGCGTTTTACATTATCTGCTTCATTAAAAGTTCAAAGCCTTGCCCTTCAAATAAAAAATACACATGCAACCTCTGATAGTATTGCAATCAATGATATATCAATCGAATATAGACAATTAAGAAAAGCTGTATCATGAGAGATGAAGTAAGGCGAAATAGGACACTATCCCCCAAAATACCAAGGGGAAATGTTAATGGAGGCAAAGCCTCCTCCAGTAGAAGAGAAATTACGACTTCTGCTGCCCTATCTTCTTCTGTATTAGGTGAACCAGCTATGCGAAAGGTAGTCGATTCGGTGCCAGGGGGTGATATTGGTCGTCAGATTAGAGCTGTATCTAATACTTTAAAGAATACAAAGCCATTAGAGAGAAAGCCGCCTGCATCTACACAAATGAAGGATGGTGAAGAGAAGATTATCCTTGCGACTGGGAAAAATTTAAGGACTTATAAAAAAGATGCTGGTAAACTTTGGTATCAGGAATTTTCACTTGTTGGCGGTAAAAAGGCTGAGGAATCAGCCTATAAAGCTGAGATGGGGAAACGTGGGTTAGATAGTACAAAGAGATTTACAGGGAAACTGCATACAGGCACTACATTCACTGGCAATGTTGGTGGAGACGGTACAGGAGGATTGGGGAGTTTTAGCGTAGACAATAGTACTCTTTATACATTAGCTGGTGGTTCTCCATCGTCTAATCCAGATCAAGGTATCGTTTTAGATGGTTCCAATAGGTTAATGACTTTTTATGATCAATTTGATTCAACGTCTAAACCAAGGATCAAAATAGGGCGGTTAGCCACTTCTCCATCCGTAGTACATGGACTTATCGGTTATGATGATGATGGGTCAACAAAATTATTTGAGATCTCTACTGAGCAGACAATGCTATCTGGATGGACACTTAATAGTGATAAATTAAGTAAGGGAAGCACAGAATTAAACGCAACAACTGAAAGATTAAAATTTGGATCTGTATCTGGATTCGCAGATGGGGTCGGGGTATTAATTGGAAAAGATAGTGATGATTATGAATTCTATGCTGGAGACAGTACTGGTGATTATATTCATTGGGATGGGTCTTCTTTAAATATTGTTGGTGGATTAACAGCCGATTCAGGGACTATAGGTGGGTTTACAGTAGGGTCTACGACCCTTACAGCCACAAATTTTACAATAGATTCTTCTGGGAAGAGCATATCATTAGGAACAGGTGATACGATATTTATAGTGGATGCGGACGAGGGGATGCAATTAGGCCACGCAACCTTTGCTTCAGCACCATTTAGCGTAACTACAGCGGGCGTATTAACGGCTACTTCAGGTACAGTTGGTGGGTTTACATTATCATCTACACAATTAAGTGGTGGTACTGATTCAGATTTTATAGGATTGATTCCAGGCACAGGTATCCAAATGGGAGATTCTACTTTTGGAGACGCACCATTTAGTGTTACAAACGCAGGAGTATTAAAATCAACATCTGGAACAATCGGTGGTTGGACATTAGGATCAAGTTCTCTATCAAATGGGAATATGAGTTTTGATACGACAGATGGAATTGATTTTAATTCGGTATTTACTGTTAATAGTTCTGGAGTTGTTACAGCAACATCAGGTTCCGTAGGTGGGTGGACTTTAGGATCATCTAAGTTATATAATACAAAGACTACATTTGCAATCGATACGGATAATAATGGTATATATATTGGTACAGATGGTATTTCAGTTCAATCGGGCAATGTAAATAAATTTTCAGTTACAAGCGGTGGGTCTCTTGTTGCCACAGATGCGACTATAACGGGAGCAATTACAGCAAATAGTGGCTCGTTTACTGGAGCTATAAATGCATCTTCAGGGACATTCACAGGTTATGTTTCGGGTGGTAGTATGAGGTTTGGTACGGATGTCAGTGGGACTAACGATGGCATCTATATTGATGCTAATGATTATTGGTATGATTCTGGGAATTTCAGTATAGGCAATGGGAACATTACATGGAATGGGTCAGCATTAAGTGTTGCTGGAGACATCACAGCTAGCTCTGGTTATTTCTCTGGAGATTTCTATGCAGGGAGTCTTTCAAATAGAATTTATATAGATGGGACAAATAAAACATTAGGTAGCGAATCATTTACATCAGGTAGTAGCGGATGGCGTATAGATGGCGATGGTTCAGCAGAATTTTTAAATATCGTTGCTAGAGGTGAGATACGAACAGCAGTATTTGTAAAGGATGAAATACATGCTTCTGGCGGTACTCAGTTGATTAAAACAGCTTCTGTCTTATTGAATGATTTGACTACTGTCACATCACCCTCAACATCAACAATGGATATAAAAGACCCACCTTCAGGGCATGCCCAATTATGGTCTGCCAATGATTTAGTTAGAATTAAAGATGGTTCGGGTAAGGACAATTGGCTCAAGGTTACAGCCATATCAGATCAAACAACATTTTATAGATATACGGTAGAGAAGCAAAGTGGAACTAACGGTACTTTCTATGCAGGAACAGCCGTTATTGACTATGATAATACCACTTCGGGTGGTGGAATGATGCTTACATCCGATTTAAGCAATTCTCCTTATTTAGATATATTTACTCATGCGGGGGCACCTTGGACAACTACTACCACAAAAGTTCGTCTCGGAAACCTGGCGGGAATCACCGATGCTGATTTAGGGGGGACATTAAGTGGATATGGGTTGTATTCTGAAAATGTGTACTTAAAAGGGAGTATGACTTTAGCAGGCGGTGAGTTTAAAACAAGAGCAACAGGCCATAGGATTGAAATCGATTCTACCGAAGACGAAAGTCAAATAAAGTTTTTTCGTGCTGATGGGGGAACAGGAGGCTCAATTCTTTATGATGAGGATTCTGGGAATATAAGCTTTCATACGGATGATAATTATCTGCGAGTCGGTACTGGGGCTAATCGTCTTCAATGCCATGCAGACGCTGCTACAAATTCTTGGGACGATCGCAAATCTTATCTCATGATGTTTTCATCTACAAATGGTACGACTCCTGTTTGTAATGTTCATCATTATAATCAAAACACGGGATGGGCAGGATATTTTAAGCATTGGGTTGATTCCCCGCATGTTGGATATGGGGGTGCTATCGGTGTAGAGGGAACCTGCACCTTTTCCCAATCATCTGGCTCAACAGCTGTTGTTGGTGTGAAGGGATATGCACATAACAATGGGTCAAGTGACGGTACGACTTATAATTCTCAAAGTGCTATTGGGAGCCTAAGTTATGGTTCAAGGGCATATGGTGGATTCTTTGAGGCGACGGATGGTTATGATTGTGTTGGTATTTACGCAACTGGGTATGGTGGCTCAAATAGTAACTATGCGGGTTATTTCTCTGGTGATGTCGAAGTAACGGGTACGCTAACGATAGCTGGATCTCCCGTTGGAGGTACTTATACCCACCCGACAACAGGAACTTGCCCACAAACACCCGCATCTCATACCCATAGTTAC